CCTTACCTTCGTCAATTCCAATGGTGATAGGGGTCCTTTTATCTCTCCTGGTATCTCCTATGTATCTAACCTGGAATTTATATGGTCTTTTCTTAATCCTTCCGAGCGGGGTATAAAAGCGCCAGCCGCACATTGTACATTTAAGCTCCGCCTCGTCAGCAAATAAGAGCCTTTTGCTACTACAGTTCTCACATATGATTGGGCCACTACTCACCTGCTCCTCAGTTCCCAATGTTTGCCTTGCCTTGAGACGTGATTTTTCTTTTCCATGTCTATAAGTCTCTTATAAACGGAATTGCTTATCTCGCCCAGACTCTGTGCTATCTCAGTTGTTGTCTGCTTTCCATTGCTTCTCAGATGGTTCCAAATCCTGTCCCTGATGTTGTCTCTTTCGTCCATGAGATCGGGAAACTCTTCTTCCGTTGCTCGTCTCACGGAATTGAGTCCAAACTCATCGAAACCAAATGCAACTACATGAGGTTTGGATGGTGGAAGATCGTTTTCCCCTGAGACACTCACCTTCACTCCCATTTCGTTTCTGGTTTCGTTGTGGGATTTTTCAAGATCAACCATTACATCACACGCTGCAAAGAACTGGACACTTCCGAAAACGTGTTGACCTTCCCATGCCCTGTGAGCAATACTCACCCAAGATCTTCCTGTGTTTTCCACCCAGCCATTAAGAACATCCATCATTTCCACCGCTACCCTATCGTCAGTTAAACTTCCCATCCCTGCCCTCGATATTGAATCAACGATAACCAGTTTAATATCCTCGGATTCAATGTGATATTTAATTGAATCCATGATGTATTTAAGAGGGGTTCCCTGCATATTTATCATCGAAAGACCCCTTGCTGGGTCCAATCCAAGGGCTGTATTCACTCCTGCCAGTCTCCTTATCATTAAGTCCTCATGTCTCTCTATATTTACAAAGAGAACCTCTCCCTGTTTCACAGACCATATCTGTGATGTTCCCGCATCAACCGATACTGCCAGGAGAAGAGCTGTATACGATTTTCCTTCTTTGGGTAAAGCATTAATGATTGTTCCGCCACCTCGTACAACAAGACCGTCAACAAATTGGACTACTTCAAGGAATGGGTCACCCTGTACCTTCTTGATGATTACGTCGCCCCTAACTTTTCTTTTGTAGGCATCTTCGGTAAATGTCTCAAGGTCTTCCTCAAGTTTTTCCCTATTGTAGTAATCAGATATGCCCTGAAAGACGGTGCGTTTATTGGCCATTCCTGCAAATGACTGGCGCTGTGTGCCTTTCTGAAAATTGAAGTTGTCCCTCGTTACCAGCCTTTTGTTAAGGTAGAGTTTCAACTCCCCGTGTTCACCTGTTTTCTCTGCCCTTAGACCCTCTGAAGGGGCAACAAAATCAAGGTAATAATCCCTATCATCTCCAAGAATATAGCGTCTTGAGACTATATATTTCTTTCCCTCAAAGTCGATTGTTTTTAGATTGATAGTACCGTTATGAGTTGCAGGATCTGTATAATCAAATGCCTGTTCAATCGGTTCAAATATTTTAATGTCGTCTGCCACTAGTTTCATCCTGTTTTCTGCTGCCCATACGGAGTGCTGCATACTTTGCAAATATCCATGTGGATTCTTTCTGTTCAAGTTCGAGTTGCTTATTCAGCGACCTGATTCGTTTCCTGAGAAACAGCACAAGTTGATTGAGTTCCGCTATAGTTTCATCACGCTCCAATATGGTTTGCTTGAGTTCTGCTATAGTTTCGTCACAATTTGTATGGTCCTCAATTACCATACCGACGGCCCTTTCCTGGAAACTGAGCCGTCGGTTATCTTCATTCTAATTGCTCTCCCCCTCATCATTCCGAGTACAAAGACCAGTCGTTTAATCAAGTCAGGTTCCATTATTGTTGCACCTCTACGGTTACTAATTAAATTTCTATCGCTCTATTAAGAAAGTTTTCTCTATAAATGGAGCAGTTTTATTTCCCTTAGAATAGGTGGGAATCCATTTGGCTTTGCGTAAAGACATCTTGGGTCCATATGCCTGATTTCTCCAATGGCCTTGCACCCACCATTGACCCTTCCATCGAATGGTCTTCTTGGTGCCATCTCCAACAGGTACTACCTCACCGCGATAGGTAACCTTCCGTAATCTAACTATCCTTGTCTCTTCGGGTTCGACTTCGATATTTTCTCGTTTCATTTCCCTGCGGAAAGTTCTTTCGGTAACTCTGTGTTCTATTTCGGCAGCTTTTGTCTTGAGAAAACAGAGCAATTTCAAAACAAATTCAAGTCCTAATTGCTGATGTTCTACTGGGATAACTCCGTGATAATCGGAGTTAAGTTCCAACGGGTAGATGGTATTTAAATCGAATTCCCAGGTTATAATTCTTTCGTCACCACGGGGTAGCTCTGTGTAAACTGAATTCTCAGGTGTTATATGGCTTAAAACATCATGAGAAACAGAAATCATATCGGAGTCCACACATACCATTATCCAACTACACGCCCCAACTTCCCCTTTGAGGTTCACTATCAACAAAGGCTGTTCAAAAACCATGAACATGGATGGACTCGATAAAAGATGTTCATCCATTAAAAGATGGTGTGGAGACGGCATAGACTGAGCAAGTTCCAGGGTTCCCTGTGTCCACAGATATGTGTCACAGTTAGCGATTCCTTTAGCATCTATGGTGATTTGTAACTCCCCCATCTTGGCAGACTTTTGTACGATGTCACACCACGTTAAAAAATAAGCCATTTGTTTTGTTGCGTTGGCCTGCCATGCCTGTGTCTTTTTGTAAATCTTGCCTCTAGCATACGAAAGGCGCATTTCCTGACGTAGCTTATAATTCTGAGGTTTTGCGAATTCAGTCATTATTTGATCGATAATCTCAGAAGGCACAACACCCTGAGGGTCTGTTTCAGTTAATACTTCCAATGCACCTTGCCAAATAGACTCAGGTCTATTTTCGTATTCACCCCACTCATGCTGTATCAACATTTTTTTATGCTCTTCCCTTGTGAAAGATTCTCTTTGGTATTTTGGCAATTCCTGTTGTATTGCTAAGTAACTCTTTTCCATTTCAGAGTCTACAAGTTCCTGTGTATCAGCAGACTGGGCGGAAAACTCAAACAAAGATTTCGGAACAGACTCCAATTCTTTTTTGTTTTTTCTTTTAAATAGATCCATGTTGTTGCACCTCTACGTTTGGTATTAAGAAGACTATTTCGACTTGTTCTCGTCGAGATATTCGGAAGCCTCTGCCTTGGTGATGCCCTTGGTGGAACCTTTGTAACCAAGGTCTACCATGTAGTCAACTTGCGCTTGAGACGCTAGGTCGCTTTGTGCTGGAGATGCCGTGGCACTGCTGGTGTTCTTACCAAGTGTCACCATCTCTTCTGCCGGGGTAGCTGAGTAGCCACCGATACTTGCAACATATGAGAAGTTAAGCCTGAATGCCTTGCTTGTTGCCCGGGTCTGAGCCATAGACATGGCACTATTGTGTTTGGCCCCTACGCTAGACTGTCCCTTAACGACAAACTCGTCCATGCCACATAAAGCGATAGCTCCACCGCCTCGTTTTTCTCCTGTCTCGGTCTCGACGAGGTTAACCTTGGCCTGATATCCAACGATCTTATCGTTATCTTTGACCGGCTCAACGCTTTCTGTTTCAGCACGGAGACCGGCAAAAGCACCGATCAATTCCCAAGCCTCAACCATAAGGTATCGCTTTCCGCTGACATCCAGGTAGAGTTTCTTTGCATTGACGACTCCCATGAGAGCGTCGGCCCACTCAGTAGCCTGAGCAACCTTCTGTGCTGGAGTAGCTTCCACTATGGGTGCTATTTCTCCGGTTGATTCATCCAAATTTACTAAAGTCATTGTGCATATCCCCCTTCAGGATCTGTTTTGTTTTTATCTCTTTCGGGTTCTTCATCCTAATGGAATGACATAGAACTCAGGTTCCATATCGAGGTATTGGTTCGCATTAAATACCGAGTAATCCTCGTTTTTGAGGGCGTTGTGAAAGTCGTGTATATCGGTAAAGAATTTGCGTTTGCCTATCTCGATCACCCTATTCTTATCGATGCCGAGTAGTTCATAGTTAAACCTACTCGCTATTGCTCCATATACATCGGTGTCACTTCTTCGTCCCTCGAAGGTATTTCTACCGTGTTTTTCATGGACTACTATTTCCACCATTTCGTACTCCTTTTCTTTAGGCTCACCGTGAGTCCAGACTGCGCCTGGAAACAGTTTGGTTAACCTGTCCTTCTCTGCGTCTGGCATGTCCAAAAAGACCACTGTTGCCAGTTCATTTAAATATTCCATAGCCATATTGCACCTCTCTTTTATTGACTATTAAACTCGATGCCACTTATCGGGACAATCTTTTTCGCTAGCTTTCCAGTTACCTTTGACGTATGCCTCAAGCTGGGGCAGCATAATTACTACCTGATTACCAAAGTGATCATGAGGAAACTTCAGTATATCTGGATGGTCTGGGTTATCTCCCAGTTTTATCCGCTTACTTAAAGCCCTTCGATCCATCTCTATATACTTTGCAGCATCCTGAATGCTTAGGGTTTTAATTTCTTTGGTTTCACTTGCCATATTAGTTCCTTGTCGTTATTTTTTTAGTAGCTCCAAATCCTTTGTTGGCTCCAATCCAACGACCGCTACATTGTTTGGAGCAAAAGTTTAGACTGGGGTTTTTACTATGTTTCTTATTTTGTTTATAGCTAGATATCTCTTCGGGAGTGGATTTAATAGTTTCTTTTCCGCAAGCAGAACAGAGAAAGACTATAGGTTTTGCTTTTTTACACTCGTGACACATTTTTGAACTGCTCTCGTATCTCTTTTTACTTTGGTACTTATCTTTCCCACACTCTATGCAGTACGCTTGAAAGCGACCCCCATACTGAATCCTTTCGATAGGTTCTATAGTACCGTGAAGTTTTGCTTCCGCGTTAATCCGAATAATTATCTGTCTGGCACGTTCTTTCGTCAGACCAATGGCATCACCTATAATCTGCAAGGTTGCAGAAGGGTTTTTACCTACTATGTCTTTGATAATTAGATAGTTTTTCGCTGTTTCTTTACCTAAAGCCATATCAGTTCCTTATTGTTATGAACACAATGTTTTGTGGTGGGTAGAGTAGGATTCGAACCCACGAACTCAATCAAGAGACCAGTTTTACAAACTGGGGCTTTTAACCACTCAGCCATCTACCCATCTATATTTTTTGTGGGGGCTTTATGGTCTGCCCCCAAGACCTGTGCATTTCATATCGCCTTCTATACTTGAGAGAGAGAGTCCAGTTACACTTCTCCCCTCTTCCCCCTCAAGACTAATTTATGAACACAACAAGTATGACACAAGTGTACATATTTGTCAAGTAAACTAGGATATTTATATCGTATTGTACTGAGATGTACTTTATTTTTTCCACTCTGACTTTGTAGCCACCTCATCAAATGCGGATCTCTCACCTCGTATGATTTCATGCTCGGCCTCAGTCCAGGAGTCTGATTCCATCTTGTCGTCGATCAGTTTTTCCGCGTTCTTTCGGGACTTGATAAGCTTACCCACCATGACGGCATCGTATCCGCCTCTCCGGGGACGCTCAAGGTTATCAAGAGCAGACTTTTTTATATGCCAGGCCCCACCTTTTTTCTTTCCCATGAGGACGCCAGCTTCAATGTATCTATCGACCTGGCGTCGGCTCAATTTGAGATACTCGGCAGCCTGTAGTGCGTTAAAAATTTGTTCTGCCATTATGCACCTTCTCCTACTTCCATTTCCCACCCTTGCTCAAAGGCTATTTGTAATACGTCTTTGGGAAACAATATGAGGGCATCACTACCTTCTATAGAGACAGCCATAGTTGGTATGTACTCATCAGTCATGTATCCAAATGCCATTTGAATTTGTCGGCCAGTTACTACTTCCTCAAAATTTAAAGTTGGTCTTTCTGTTGAATCATTCATGCTGCACCTTTATCTTTGAAACTTATTTTGTATCGTCGTGTTGTTGCCTTCTCGATTGTCTCTTCAACCTCATTTCCGCCGTACTGTTTCAGCCCTTTAAGGTGAGTTAGATTCCATTTCTCAGGAACATCCACCTCTTTGGTATGAGCTGGTGTATAAGCTCCGCTATCGATCAGCTTATCCGCGATCAATTCGTTCTCCAATAGAGGGCGTAGCATATCAGGATTGACATCTGCCTTGGATGATACAAGTGTGGCCTCGGAATCTCCGAGGTCCGCCTTCTTAATCCCCATTTCCTGGAGTTCTTTGATCGCTTCATATTCAAGGCGGTTGGCCTCGTCACGATAGAACGCAGCCGCCTCTTTATTTGATTTAATTTCCTTGAGCAATTCTATTAATTCACTCATCTCTAGTTCTCCTTCATTCACTTGTTTTGGCTTTCCATGACTCGTATCCGCTGAGTTTCGGCTGGTTGCCAACCAGCTCTGATCACATGGAATTATTTTTGTGCTAATAGTTTCTTAATATCTGAATCTTGGTTAATATCTATTTTCCAAAAGTCAATCCATTGCTGAACAATTGGGCCAATTTCACCATACATAGACAAGTCACAATAAACTGTCTCTAATACATAGTTTTCGCATTCCTCATTTAATGAATGTTCAAGGAATACATGGCAATTACCGCAATGATCAGGCGCGCCAGGATCAATGTCATTAATGTGATTCTTTTGTGGGTAGTTGTTTGAATCTGTTAGCTCTAACTTTTCTACTAACTCTTCCATAG